CGGAAACATAGTCTATATTCCCGCTCCCTGTATCCGGATCATTGGCAATATGGATATTCGGGATCGCCCGTTCCGGCGCGCTCGGGTTTGTGATATTTTCGGACACAATTCTATATAGAATGTTCTGCGTGTTGTCCGTCGTGATTATTTGATTTCGCACAATGCGCTTTCCGATCCAGCTTGTTATAAATTTTCCCTGTACTTCTATTTCTTCAAGCCCCTGCGAATTCTTTTTTATATGCACGTACCGGATTTCGCCCGCTTCATTGTCGCCCCGCTTCATAATCAGCATTTTTTTTACAAGAAGGCGGCTGTGTTGCTCCGTGAACGGCACAAGCAACTTGAATTCGCCGCAACTCCAATAACGGCGCGTCCAAATAAGGGAAGTTATTTTTTCAACAACTCCCTGCAAAGTCATTTCGCTGTCATAAACATATAGCTCCATAAATCACACCCCCAAATAGAAGTTGTTGTGATATATGGACACTTCCAAATTTTCAAGGTTATTATCTGCTGAATATCTGAACAGGTTATCCCCAACTTCCAATTGCAAATAGGAACTATCCACATCCAAATAGCGGAATGCATCTATCGTCTGCCCGCCCCGCTTCAATATAACGCTTTTTTCGCCATACCCTGTGGAAACTGTCAATATGTCGCCCGCCTCCATAGTCAAATTTAGCTTTATAAATTCCTGTGTGTCCACGTTCAGCAATGAAGGGTTTGTAACCTCTCCAATTGCGCGGAAATCAATGCGTATTCCCGCCTTCACGTCGCCGCCATTATATACATTGACAATTAAGGAAGGTTGTCTATAGCCTATTTCCCAGCCTGTAGACGGTATTTGAACGGGGAACGACAGCCCGCCTACCCATGTTGCAATATCTTCCCTTATTTCGTTTTCCTCTCTCCAAAATGGATTAAGGCAAAGAAGCTGTATTGTAAAGTCCTGAAAGATTGCTTTGCGGGAAAAAACAGGCGCGTTGTCAACCTCGCAATCAATATACCGCTTGAAATCCCCGTATTCATAGATCAACTTTGCTGAATATTGCGGGTTCATAATATGGGTAAGTTTGCGGCGGTATTCGCGCATCCTGTCTTTGTTCCGCTCTCTAATGCTTCCCACGATCTCAATTTCTCTGCTTTCAATGCGGTTGCCTAAATAGGTATCGCCATCCTGCCCCATGCTGTTTATACTGTATATGGCGTTCCGGACATCCGAAAGGCCGTTCACTTCGTTTGTATGATAAATGGAAGCGTGGGAAAAGGTTACGCTTTCCCCGCGCTCGTTTACATAGGTTAATTTTTCTATTTTCCCGCTCATATGCCAACCTCCCGCGCAATCATTCTGAATTGCTTTGCCGCCTCGCGTTGCTGTTTTGCATAGTTGGTTTCATTTGCGTAAATGTTTTGAACCACCTGCACGCCGCCCCGCTCGTTGCGGTTTATTCTGCCGGATGTTGAAGGCTTTTCCGGTATAGTTTCGGCTGTCGCCTTCCGGATAGACTTTTCAACGCTCTGCATTTCCTTTGCAAAACCTTCCGAAAGTCCCGCGGCCATGAATTCACCAATTCCAGCGAACACTTTTGACGGGGAAGCAATCTGCATTTCATCCCGAACGGCGGCGACAATCTGTTGCATCATGGAACGCACTTTGCTTTCCAGCCAGCCGGACATATTTTGAAAGCCCTGCCAAATGCCGCGTACCATTTCTTCACCTGCGGCGGTAAAGTCCGAAACAAAGGAACGGAAGGCCGTTATAATCGGCTGTATTATCTGCGGAACTTTCGACGTAATTTCAGGTATTCCGTTAATCATTCCGGAAGCTATGCTTTTATCAATGTCAACGCCTTCGTTTATGAAATTCTGGTGCTGGGCGATAAATGCGGTTATTGTGGATTGAACTAATTGCGGGATAACTGCCGTTATATGAACAACGCCCGTTACCATTCCGGAAGCTATATATTTATCCATGTCCTGCCCTGTAGAATTAAGCCGCTGATTTTGCGTTGTCAATCCTGTTACAATCCGCTCCACAATGGCCGTAACTGCCTGATCCAGCTTTGAAATATTCGCTATGATCCCATCATTAACAGCGCGTACAGCCTCTTCCGCTGTGATTTTTCCAGCCCCGCCTATTGCTCCCTGCATATCTCCGGAAACTCCGTCCATTGAACCGCTAAACCCTTCACCAACGCCCGCGGCCATGTTGTCGCCAATGTCTGCGAATACTGTTGACGGTGAATGAATTCCCAAGAAGTTTTTTATTCCGTCCACAATCCCGCCAAAGAAGCCCGTTACCTTGTCCCATAGCCAAGAAGCGGCATTGCTGATACCTTCCCAAATACCTTTAAGAAGATTGCCGCCTATTTCCACGATCTTATACATGAGGCTTCCGAATGCGGATACTATGCCTTCTATGATCTGCGGAACCGCCTTCACAATTTCAATAATGATTGTAGGCAGGTTTTCGATCAAAGCGACGAACAATTGAACACCTGCAAGTATGATTTTATCAATGTTCCCTATAAGCGCGTCGCATATCGCTGTAATGATCTGCGGCAGGGCGTTTACAATGGTTGTGATAATCTGCGGCAATGCCTGTATAAGCGCAACCAGCAAATCAATTCCGGCCTGTATAATCTGTGGTATGCTGTTTATTACTGCGGTTATAATCCCGTTTATGATCTGCGGTATAGCTTCAACAATGGCCGCTATAATTTCCGGCAATGCCTTCACAAGTGCGGTTAAAAGGTCTATTCCTGCCTGTATAATCTGTGGAATTGCCGCAAGCAAGGCATTTACAAGGCTTACAATAATCTTCGGTATTGCCTCCACCAGTACAGGAATAGCGGCAATAATCCCTTGCGCCAGCCCTATAATAAGCTGTAACGCCGCATCAATCAGCATCGGGATATTATCTATAAGGGTTTGAACTATTGCAACGATCACTTCAACAATCTTCGGTAATAATTGCGGTAATGCCTGCGCTATGCCTTTTGCAAGTCCTACAACAATTTGCACCGCTCCATCAAGGATTATGGGTAACATTTGAAGTATGCCATTGCAAAGGCTTATTACGATTTGTACCGCCGCTGTTATAATTTGCGGCAAGTTTTTTACGATCCCTTCAATAAGTGATGAAATCATTTGTACACCCATGTCAACGAATTCCGGCAGTTTTTCAGCTATAAGGTTCACCACATCGGCAAGTCCATTGCCTACTACATCAGCCATTTTTGCTACGTCGCCGTTTGCTTCATTTATCCCTTTTGAAAAGTCCCCTAAAATTTTAATACCGTCCGTCGCCAGCACATCAAGGAATGGAAGGGCAATCATTGAAGCAGAATTTTTCAAACCTTCCGCGCTCGCTGAAAGTATTTGAATCTTGTCGTTGAATTCGCCCAGGCGTTTAAGCTGATCCCCGCTCATTACTGCACCCACGTTTTCCGCTTCATCGCCTAATTTCTTGAATGATCCTGATCCCGCTTCAATAACTGAATTAAGCTCCTGCGCCGATTTCCCGAATAATTGCATTGCCATTGCGTCACGTTCGGTTTCATTCGGTATTTTCCCTAATGCATCAATAGCTTCCCAATATACGTCGTTACTGTTTCTTAATGTTCCGTCCGCATTTGTGACGCTGATACCCAGTTTTTTGTATGCTTCCGCTGTTGCTCCTGTCCCGCCTCGGGCGGCATCCATTGACTTGATGTTTTTTGACATGGTTTTAGTAAGTGTGTCCATATCCGTATCAATGAAACGGCAGGCATAAGCGTATTTTTGCAGGTCATCTGTGGATTGTCTTGTATATGTGGATTGTGTTAATAAGTCGTCCGCATAGTTTGAAGCATCTACCGTTAATTTTGAAAGCCCCGTCGCCGCACCTAACGCCGCTGTACCCAGTGCGGCAAGTGCTATGCCGAATCCTTTTGCGGCTTTTCCTACAGCGTCACCCACAGAATCCCAATTGACTTTAGATTTCTTCAATTCGTCCGAAATGCTACCTATCTGTTTTTCAGTCTGTATCATTTCGGCCTTTGCATTGTTCAAGTTTGTTTGCATCCTTTGGATCGCTGGGGATGTTTCGTCAAGTCCGCTTTCCCGCATTTTACGCAAGGCTTCTTCTGCGGCTTTAACCTTGTTGGCCTGCTCTTCAAGCTGTTTCTTTAATACTTCCTGCTTCGCTGTCAAAGCCTCTGTACTCTTTGCGTTGCCCTCAAACTCTGCTGAAACGAGTTTCATTTCTGAACCGATTTCGCGCAGGGAAGTATTTATAGAACTGCAAGCGGCTTTATATTCTTTTTCGCCTTCAAGTGCAAGTTTAGTTTTTATAGTATCTTCTTTATTTGCCATGCTTATAACCCCCCTAACGCATAATCAATATCATCCATGCCTTCCGGCGCATCTTGCTTGAATTTATCCGGATTGAATTCCCTGTGAATTTTGAAAAGTGTAAGGATTTTATACGGTGTCATCCTCCATACTTCACATTCCGGCCAGCGTAATAAAGTAACGCCGATATAAAGCAGGCGGGCAAGGTCTATTTTTCCTCGCCCGCCTGTGTGTTTTTTCCCTCTTCATCCTCTTCATTTTCAGCTTCTTCCGGCTCGGTTTCGGGCGGCTCTTCTGATCCGCTGTTCCCGATGGAAAACGCTTTGAAAATTGCTGTTTTGACTTCAAGGAAATTGCCTGTATGTATCAATTTCCCGACTTCCTTTTCCGTCAATTCCGGTTCATCTGCTCCCGCTCCCTCATTAAGCAGAAGAGTAAGAAGCCAGCGCAGATTTTTTATACTGTCTTTTCCCTGTAAAACTTCGTCCAGCTTGTCAAAGCCGCCGAATTTGTCCTGCATTTCATCAATGACATTCAGAGAAAACAGCAAATGCCGTTCTTTATCAAGGGTGATCGGCAAACGCCCATCTTTAATTGCGCTCATAATAAATATGGGGAAGCCCCCTGCGGGCTTCCCCTTTGCCTCCTTTCAAATTTTCAAATTACACATTAACTACCTGCGTTATTCGGCTCTCTTACTGATGTAAACCAAGAAGCCGCCGCCGCTTCCGTAGGAAGTGCTACGTGTTCCGCTTTCCAAAGCCCATCAGGGCGTTTGATAAAGTTTCCTACGATTTCCGGCGTTGTAAATTCGATTTTGTCACCCTTCGTTTGGTAACTCTCTCTCGGGATGGCGAATTTCACCTTGTAAAGCCAAACATATTTATACATCCCGCCCGTCTTTTTTGCTCTGAAACCTATAGCAAAATAGGGCGGTTCGTCATTTTCTCCCGCGTATAATACCTGATCATCGTCCTGCGTTTGTCCCAGCAAGGCGGCAAGATCGGCGGGAAGAAGGTCATTGACATTCAAGGTCAATTCACCACTTACAAACTCCTTTACCACTTCGTCTACGCCATCATCCGCATACAAGATCGCTTCTGCAACCTCAACGGACAATTCCGCAGATATTACTTTTGCCATTCTTACAGGCGTGCCGTATGTTTCATTGCCATTTTCATCAATAGTGATCGGCGCGCGGTAAAGATCGCGTAATCCTACAGTAGCCATATTGTCATACCTCCATATACTTGATTTCTACGGGTACATGATAGTACCCCGTTTCATTCTCAAACACTTCCGGATCAACGGTTATTCCATAGAACCCCGCTTCCTTCAATGCCTGCTTTGTGCGCCGCAACAGGGAAATA